TATCTGTGGCATCCACGCTGATGGTAGCAGAGCGACTGGTTTCAAGTCGATGGTTATCGCACAGTATACTGGTGTTTCGCTACAAAGAGACGACCGTGCGTTTATTCGCTATGATGAATTCTCCAACACTTGGAATCAGGCACCTCTAACTGATGCGTTTGCAACTACGCCTTACCACACTAAAGGTGATGCATATTGGAAGGACGATTGGAGAAACTATCACGTTAAAGCTTCTAACGACGCATTCATTCAGAACGTTTCTATCTTCGCGGTTGGATTTGCTGACCACTTCCTGATGGAGTCTGGTGGTGATATGTCTATCACCAACTCAAACTCTAACTTTGGTAATACCTCTCTACATGCTATTGGTTACAAAGGATTTGCGTTTAGACAAGACCAAGGCGGTTATATCTCGCATATTGTACCACCTAGAAAAGTTACCACAACAACTAAAAAATTCCAATATTACACATTCAACCAGATTAAGAGTAGAAATAACAATGCGTTGAATTTTGACGGTCCTGGTGGAAACTCTTCTGTTACAACTAAGTTGTATTATGGTCAGGATGAAGCTAGTGATCCATTGCAGAAACCATCTACAACTGTAAATGGTTATCGTCTTGGTGCTGCAGCACATGAAAAGATTTACGTCAAACTAGACCCTGCAACTGGATTTACTGGGTCTATTCGCAGTGCGGAAGTATCACCTGCTGGTTATCAAAAGTGGAATGTTTCTCTATCTATTCTAAGCCCAGATGTAGTAACTGGTGTATCAAATAATGACCAAGATGCAGCGAATCTAATTGACCTCAATAGAGACTTTATTGCTGCTGAGACATATGGATATATTACTCGTAAATTCCCATATCTTCTAACTCGTCCAATTAGCATTAATAAGTGTAAGCGTGACGTTGGTTACATTCTAGAAGCGGTTGCGAACGACCTTCGTGTTGGTGGCAACGTTAACAGTGTCCAGGCAGCACAAGCATATTATGTCGGTAACGAGCTAGATTATATTAGCACCGAAAAGGAAGAAACTTTAGATGCATTTAACTATGCTAGAAATCTAGCAGTTGCAGCAATGCGTAACTGGAGCTTCCGCATTGAAGGATGCTCTACATTTGTTGGACAATCTACAGTAACAGTACCTAATCAGATTACTACTATTGGTTTAGTAGAAGGAATGAAGGTAACTGCTACTGTTGCTTCTGGTCAAACCAATCCAATTCCTGAAGGCACTTACATCAGAGAAATTGTAAGCACAACTCAGTTTAAGCTCGGCAATAGAAATGATACTGAGGATGTCCAGGCACTCATCACTATTACTGCTAATACTGCTGGTGTTGGTGGGGTAATTCTTAATTTTGAATTAGAGTCTGGTAAGTTTGCTACATCCTCTGGTAGAGCATTTGATGCTAGCAATCTAATTAATCTCAATAAGGACTTTATTGCTGAAGAAGCACTTAATCTTGCTAAGGCACAATATCCAACTGTTACTGTGCCAAGTGACTCTAAGTGTAAGCGTGATATTGGATTCGTTTTAGATGGAGTAATTCAAGACCTCAGAAATACTGGAAACTCTGGTATTGTAACAGCAGCAGAAGCATATGTTGGTGCTCCTTCACGTTACTTTGATGCTAAGAATCTTATTCTTTCTAATAGAAGAGAAATTGTAGATAAAGCAGCAGCAAAACTCGCTATTGAATATCCAGATTTCTATTATGGTGGTAGCGGATTCACTAATGGTGGAGATGCACAAACAAATGTTTATTCTAGATACAAGGATTCTTATCGCCTAATTCAGCAAAATAGAGCAGAAATTATTAATAATGCTTATAATGCTCTTCTAACTAGTGGTCTTCCAACACCAGCACCAGCTGATTTGGAAAATAAGTGCAAGCGTGATATTGGTTTCTTCATCGATGCTATTTCAACAGATTTAACCACACTAGGAAACTCCTATTCTATTGATTTCATCAGACAGTATTTCCTCGATGATAAAGTCAATGGAAAGATTCTAACCTTTACTCGTAGCAATGGTACAACCCTTGCCAACAGACAAAATAGAGTCTATACGGGTGTTTCTACTACAACTAATGGTAGTGGAGTTGGTGCTAGATTCACTGTAACTAGAAGTGCAACTGGTGCCATTGCTTCCGTTACTATTTCTGATGGTGGATTCAAGTATGTTGCTGGTAATACAGTAACTATTCCTGGTGGATCTATCGGTGGTGTTAACGTAGTAGATGATGTTGTTGTTACTGTATCAACAGTAGAGCAAGCTTGGATTCAGAATGGATTGCAAGGTGAAGAAGATAAGTCTATCTTTGCTTATGGTGCAGCGATTGCTGAAATGAAGAAAGCAATCACAAACCAGTTGACAGTAAAAGACCTTACCCTAACTGGTGACCCTGCACCAGGCACTGAGCAGTCTGGATTGAGTGTATTTGGCACTCCTGGTGTAACAACAAATAATGATGATTTCCAATCATGCTCAAATGTCCAAGCAACCTTAGATACTCTATCAGATATCATTTTTGCTAGAATTCGTCAAGGTGACCTAGTAACTTCTACTTCGCAGAATCCAGGTCTTCCAGAAATTAACTATGGAAGCGCACCAGAATTCCAAGCTAAGTGTAAGCGTGATATTGGTTTCATTGTTGATGCTATTGCCGAAGACCTTGCTCTTGGTGGTAACTATAATATCATCACTGCTACCAAGTCATACTTCGATAGCACTGGCAATACATTATTAAATAATGGTCTTGCTGGAGAAATTGCACAGTCTGTAACTGCATTCCAGGCAGCAAGAGACCTATGCTTTAAAGCAGTAACCAACCAACTCAATGTAAGAGACTTTGATATTTCTGAAGGTCCAGCTGAGTTAGGTGTTGCTGGTCCTGATATTCCGAATGATAATCCAAACTCTTGCTTAGATGTCAGAAATAGTATTGATAGTCTATTCAGTATTTTACTCACTAAACTACAGAATGGCACTTATCAATATCCACCACTCAGATACAATGCTGGTGCTGAGTCACTAGTTGGTGAGCTTGACATGAGTGTTTACGCTTATAAGAAGGCAAGAGACCTTGCTATTCTTGCAATGCGTAATTGGAGAACTGGTGATGGCACGGATTCTGATCCACTCTACACCAAACTACCTGCTACTGCATTAGACTACCAAATTGACAATAGTGAAGATTATTTCTCTGGTGATGCTGGTGGTGTACCACGTTGCGCTGATATCGCATATACTATCGCAACTGAGTTTGATATTCTTCTTGGAGCACTTCAGAATCTCTCGCCACTTCCTCCAAAGACTTTTGGAACTGACGAGTATACAGAGAGAACAAAACCAGAAAGAGATGATTCAGTTATTGTAGATACTGGTGCTAATAAGTGTGCTGGCACTAAGGATGCTATCATCGAAAAGATGAGAGTTATTGAAAACATCATTAAGAATGGTGTTGATGCCGAGCCTCTTGTATCACAACTTGTAAATACTTCTTCGTTTGCACAAAGAGCAACTCTATTCAGAGTAGCAGGTAGTAATCCACATAATTTAGAAACTGGCACTCCAGTAAGATTGGTTGCAGTTCCAAGAACAGATCCTACTACTGGCAAACCAGTTAATGTTGATAAGCGTCTAGTAAGACTACCTAGAGGATTTGAAAGCAATAAGAATTACTATGTGATTGCTCCAGGCAAAATTACTGCTCCATATGATTATTCTGCAGGTGGTGCAACATCACAATTTAATGATACACAGTCATTCATGCTAGCAACTAGTATTGAGAATGCTACTGCTGGTAACTATATCTACTCATCTGAAACTGATGGTATCGACCCAGATGTGCAGATTGAAGTGCAACAGTATCTAACTAATGTTAATTATGATTTACATCGCTACACTGCTAGACTTGTTAGTTCTAGAGTATTCGAGACTACTACAAACAACGTATTTGATACGGCTTATGCTGGTGTCCAGGTGCAGCAAGTATTCTTCTATCCATTAGAAGAGAATTTAACTAACGGTGAAGCAGACTCTTCAGCACTAGCAACTCTTCCATCTAAGACTTCTGGTGGCAGATTGGAGATTACTAGAAATTATTATGTTGGCAGACCAGCTACTTATACTAAGAATAACCAATTCTCTATTTACAATACAGTATCTGATGCTATTAATAGACAGAATGCAGTCCAATTTAATTTCCCAAGTGGTGAAGACTTCTATGTATTAGCAAATAGAAAGAGAAGTCCAGTTGGTTATGACCCTGTGCAGGCTGGATGGTTTATTAGAACTCTTCTTCAAGGTAATGAAATTTATCAAAGATTGACTCTGAATGACCCATCAAGAGGATCATCATATGTTAATAAGCCACCTAGAACTCCAGATTCATTCTTCTTTAGAGCAGATGATACCAGAGATAATGATGATAGAACTTATAAATTCCGTTATGTAATTCCTAACTATCGTGATGATGTTAGAGATCCTATCAATGGTTTTGCCATTAAAGTAAGAACTGACGAAACAAGAAAACTTCTACCACAAAGAATCTTACTCAAACCAGTTTCTGCTAATGACCAAAGAGATGCAACATTCTTCCAGAACGGTCCATCACCTAGAGAAAGATTAGGTGTAACTGGTGTAGTTGGTACATATGACCCATACAATCCAGAAATTAGAAAGAGAATTGAAGGCACTAAGACTGAAAGTAATATTTCTTTCACTATTCAGTCTGCTAAACTTGTTGAAGAAGGATATCTAGAAATGGTCGTATTTGACCATGGACTTGATGTAGAATCACTCAAAGCAAAGAGATTTGTTACCGTAAGAGTAGCACAACCTCAGGGTGGTAATGGAAACTTTGTAACTGAAAAGAGAATCAGATGGTATGGAGAATACACTGGTTCTGCTATTGTCCATTCCTGGTATGGCACAGAGCCTGTAGAAGGTGGCACAGAAACATTCAACTATCTAATTCTGAAAGATGTCGAGGGTGACTTAGACTTCGATGAAAAAACACAAACTTTCTTCATTCAAGAATTGGATGGAGAAGCAGATGTAATCGCAGAGCTTATTTCGAGACCAAACTTTGGCAAAGAAGATAAGAAAAACTTCTTGTACGCAGTTGAAGCATCAAACGTTTATACGGTAACTCCTGGTGATATCATCACTGATGATGCTGCCAGACAATATCGTGTGGTAACTGTAGAAGATATAGATGACCTAGAGCAAACATACTACATCTATAAGATTGAGGAGATTCAGAGAAGAATTCCTAGACAGCAAGATGGTATTTACTATCTAACATGTATTCGTGGTGATATTTCGCCATATCCAACTGGGTCTGGCGTTGGCACAAACTTTAGAAACTTTAAGTTTAGTCAGCCAGTATCGAGATTGTATCCACTTTCATATAAGAATGATGCTCTATTATTCCAATATGATGGATCTGATTCTCAAGGTGGTAATCAGAATACAACTATTATTGACCCACCAGCATCTGTTTGCGCGGCGGATAACTACATCCATGGTTTAGTTTCAATCAACGATGCTAAGAATAGCATCACCAAAGAAGCAGTATTAGACTTTATTCAAGATCCTGGATCTGGTAGATATGAGTTTAATACTAATGCTACTAAGTTAGAAGCAAGATCTGGCGCAGCATCATCTGGTGCTGAAGAGCGTCTAATTCCTATTGCAGGTGATTCTCCATATCTTCTAGAGCAGAAGGTATATGTTGAACTTCGCAGACCGTCTATTGCTCGTGCTGGCAACCATACGTTTGAATATCTTGGTTTCGGTCCTGGTAACTACTCAACTGGTTTCCCTGCAAGACAAACAGTTATTCTAACTGCGGTCCAAGACTTCTATGCTCAGTCTAAGCGTCAAGATGCTGGTATCGTATTCTACACTGGTATTAACTCTAACGGTGAATTGTATATTGGCAATCGTAAGATTAACGCTATTACTGGAGAAGAAGAATTCTTAGATGCTATCATCCTTGATGAAGAGACTGAAGAGGATGGAGATTTCGGTAGTCTTGTTACCGTCTTCGAAGACCCCGTAACATTTGAGAATATCATCACTCTCAATGCTCCTCCAAATCTAACTAATTTCTTTAACTCACCTGTTACTATCAACGTTGACCCAGAGTTTGAGGCAATTATGACGCCTCCTTCTCTCACGATTGTATCAAGACCTGGAGATAGACAAGGTGTATTCCCTGGTGATGATGACCCTCAACTTGATACGACAAGAGCTGGTGATGTAGTAATTGATAAGAATAGAGTAAGAGCAGCGATATTCGATATGAATACTCGCGGTACTCAGCGTTATTCATTCCGCACATCAATTACTAATATTACTCCTAACCAGTTTACTGTTGGTGCGAAGGCAAGATTTGATTCTTCACAGACTATTTCATTTGGATCGTCTGTGCCACTTTCTGGTGACGTAATTCTTAAGGGAGCACAGATTAACTATACTGGATCTCTTGGTTGGATTTATGCAAACTCTTATGTTGCATATAGACTTTCAGCTCCTGCTGGTCAAGAATCTTCGATTGATATCACTGGTATTCAATTCTATCCAAACCTCAATGTAATTAAACTTATCTTCCAGGTTGGTAAGGTAAACTTTAGCACTTCAAATCCTGGTGCATCACTGAATATTACAAGATCTACTCAGATTAGAATTACTGGTGGTGTAGATAGACTTCAGTTTGTAAATGGTGTCCATACTGTTTATGACAACCCATCGGAAGGTTATGAGTATTCTGAGTCAAATAGCTATGTTTATCTATTAACTAGAAGAGCATCTGAGGCAACTCTTGTTGGTAACCCTCCATACATTTCTTCTACAAGTCCAATTATCCAAGGAAGCTTGGAGATTGCTCGCGGTGAATCTCAGTGGAAGGAAGTTGGTGTAATTGGTGCGGAGGCACTACGCACAGAGACTGAAACTTATGGTGATTATAAGCTAGGTATCAATACTCTAGCAAGAGCACTCTCAACTGATTATGCAGTTGCGTTTAATGTTGCTTCGAGAACTGAGCCAAGAGCAAACTTAGATGTTGTTGGTAATGTATTCATTAGTGGTAAGAAGCAAACTAACTTCACTGACCTACTGGGTGGCACTCCACTACCAACAAGACATGCATTCTTGGTCGGTGGAGACAGCGCAAACCCAGATACTACTGCTACTTTCAGAATTGCTACAAATAATGAAGGAAGAGTAGGTATTAATGTTGGTGATGGTGGACTTGATAGAGCACTTGTAGTTGCTGGCACTGGTAGAATTACTGGAGACTTCAGGTTTGAGTCTGATATTGATGTAAATGGCGGAGATATTCGCACTACTGCTGGTGGATTTGCAATTGCTAATCAATCTGTCACTACATCATTAGCTCTTGCTGGTTATGCACAAAACATTGCGATTGGAAATCTTGCTACAACTCAGCAGACAGTAAATATTGGCACTGCTGTTACTGGTGCAACTGCACTCAATATTCATAATAATTCTACTAATTCTACTATTGATATCGGAACAGTAGACAACGATGATACTGGATATTCATCCAATATTACTATTGGTGGTGCTTTTGCTAATAGACAATCTAGTGTTTTCAATATTAAAAACTATAGAACTGTTGTTGATGGACCTCTAACACTTAATGGTAGTGAAATTAATACAACTTCATTAAATCCAGAGTTTACTTTATTCCCCAATGGCATTACAACATTAAATATTGGTTTGAGTGTAGGCACTTTAACTCTTGGTGGTGTTGCTGGCACCAGCACTATTAGAAATGGTCTAAGGGTACTAGGATCTTCTTTCTTCGAATCTGATATTACTCAAAATGGTGGATTAAAGAACACTAATATTGGAATTGCTAGAAACGTATTAGGAACTATTCGAATAGCATCTATTTCTAGAACAAATGGTGTTGCGACAGTAACTACTATTGGCGCACATGGATTACAAACTAATCCTAATGCGAAGATTGTATCTAGTGTAGATTCATTTAACACAGTTGGTTTTGTAACTGTAACTGTTACCAGTCCGACTACATTTACTTATGCTAACCCAGGACCAGATTATAATACCGCAAATGCAACTGGTACTGTAATTAATAATACTGGATTGGATCAAAATACAGGAGATTTAGCTAACTTAAATATTGATTATTTTGCGGTAGTAAACAATTTTGATGGATTAGTTAATATTCAAACAGTGGTTGCTAACAAGTTAATTGTTACGACATCCCATTGGTTTAGTCAGAATGACGCAGTTGAATTCATTGATGTTGGTAATTTAACTGGAGTAATTCCATTCTCTACCTATTATATTCTAGAAAGAGATTCTACAGGATTTACTCTGAAAGATTCGTCCGACCAATTAATTACAATTGGATTGCAAACAGGATCTTCAGATGCTGGACCTACTTGTAGAATGAGACTATTCTCTATTAATGTAGATACAGCTGGTGATGTTCCATGGGGAGATGACACATATAAAAATAGAATACTGGACGGAAAGCAAACCTGGAATTTGCCAATTAGCAATCCAACTGGTATTAGTATAAATCAGCTATATTTAATTGGTAACGAAATTGTTAGAACAGTCAATTTCCCAACACCTTTTGTACCAAATAGTCCAATTCCTTATATTGTTGAAGTAACTAGAGGAGAGAGAGGAACAGCACAAACTTCTCATCCAGATGGAGAGAGAATTGCTAGATTAGTTGAGCAACAAAATGCTTCTTATATTGATGAGTTCCTCGCCCTTGCATCTAACGCTATAAAAGTAGCAGAATTCTCTGCAAATATTAGAATAAATGATTTATTCAGATTAAATAAAATTAACCTAGATGAAGGTGGTGAGTATGTAAGAATTGATGCGGTCAATCCTTCTGATGCACAATCATTTACTATCAATAATGGTGATTTTGGCACAGAAGCTGATGATAGACAGGCACTGCAAGTATTCAAGACCATTTCTACTACAGGTAATACTCAAATTAGTGGAGATGTTGTTATTGGATATGATGTCAATAAACCATTTATTAATCCTCAGAATGATTTAAATCTATCTGATTCTTATGGTTATAACTCTAGCACATCCCTTGGAAATACTTTAGAAACAAGTGGTGGTGGTAATTTAATAGTTCACAACTCTATTGAATTGAGTGGTAATACTATCACTAGATCATCTTCTACTGCTACTCCAGGAGTCCAATACTTTGTAATTACTAATGGATCTGTTCCTAAGTTTTATGTTGAGTCTGCTTCTGGTAATACGAGCATTTATAATGGTGGTAATTTAAAAATCTTTAAAGATTCTTACTTTACATCTGGTACTTTTGATAAGTCTAAGATTGATGGAGCACAAAATATAGCTCTTGAGGTATTGGGTGCGTCTGGTAATACTAAGATTGCTGGTACATTAAGAGTTGGTGATGATTTCTCCATCGGTACCTTAGAAAACTCTGCTAATGCTGAATCAGGACTTAATGTATTTACTCCTAGATTCTATGTTGATGCTCAGACTGGTACAACTGTAGTTGGTAGACCATTAACTTCTGATGCTACTGGTGCTACATTAACAGTCAATGGAACGTATACCCCTTCTCCATCCGCTGGTATTGATGCATTCTCTATTAATAACCTTGGTGTTAGAAATGAAAAACCATTTAGAATTAAACAAGATGCATCGATAGAAGCATTTGGTCATGATGGTTTCTATAATAGGAACGGTGGAAGAAAGACTGTCTTTATTTCTACTCAAGGAAATAATGAGCCTGGTATTCCATTAGAGCCAAACTTACAATATTTGGTAAGACCATCATCTACTTTAGTATTGAAACTTCCAAACACTGCTGTTACTGGTGACGTTATTAGAATTGTTGATGTTGGTGGTGCTCTTAATTTCTCTGTCAACCTTGTTGTTAGAGCTCCATTGGGAATTAGAGTTCAAGGAGGAAGCACTGGTAGTAGCCTTGGTGGTGCTTCTAATTATGGTGGTGGTGAATTGGTTGTTAATACTCCGAATGCTGCATTTGGTTTAATTTATGTTGGCGATACTGATTCGGATGGCAATGGAATTGCATCTGAGCAACAGGGCTGGTTCTTAACGGAGATATAATTTTATGGCATATATAGATGCAATAAAATATAATCGTATCAGATCTATGAAAGGGTTGCCCATTGGAGCTATTGTTCCATGGGCAACTGATCAGAGCACTATTCCTCCAGGTTGGATATTGTGTAATGGTGCTACTATTTCTAATAGAACATATCCTTTATTATTTGATGTCATTGGCAATACATATGGTGGCACTCCTGGGTCTACTTTTAGATTACCACCATTAACTAATTCTGGAAAAGCAATTGTTGATATTTTTAGAGGTCATTATAATTGGTTGAAAACCAATGGTGGCGTAGCAAATGCTCCAACATCAAGTTCTATAGCAAATGATAGATTTTGGACTATAGTTGCTTCTGGTGATGGTAATCAAGGATCTACTAATCAAGATGGATTTCCATCAACATTTGATGTGGTTGGTCAGTTTAGAGGATCACCAAATTTATTTGGTTTGTATGATGATATGGAAGTTAGCGAAGGAACTTATTCATATACTGCTACTTGGTCTGAAGAAAGATTGCGTGCTACAAACTTACAAACACATGGTCATGGAGTAGATACTGGATCCAATGCAAACTCATATGCAAATGAGGGCGGTCATACTAGAGAATGTAGAGGAGTTCAGTCCGATGGAGCTCAGTGTAATATTTCTTGTGATACCGTAACTGCAAATAGAGTTGCTGCGAATCCACAAAATACTGGTGGAGGTATTTATAGAGGAGATAATAATACTGATTTACAGAATAATTTTACATTTACTCAAACCTTTACTGGTGGAGCGGGAATTGGTACAGGTGGTGGTGGTACAACCATAACAACTCCACCTGGAAATGCTGGAGCTGGTGGTTTCGGAGAATCTGGATCTACAATTTATGATGGTGGAGATGGAAGATGTCAAGGTGATATGACATGCGGAGGTTTTAATATATTTTTTACTAGTTTGAGTAATAGTCAAACTAGTTTGGGTCAGGTCGCAGCTCATAGTCATGGTGTTACAACGTTTAATTTGCAAGGTAGATATAGAGTTATCAATCCAGGACTAAGAAATAATATTTCTTTTAACACGGTTGCTATTAATAATACTCCAGGTCAAACTGCTGGTAATATATTTGCGACAACTTCTACTGCCAGTTTAGAAATGGTATATATAATTAGGGCATACTAACAAAATGGCAAATTATTCATACGAAAAAGGAAAGCATGGCGGCACCACTGGTATGATATTTCCTTATTTTAGGACTATAAATGGATTATTGCCACTTGATCAAGATTATAGAGATTTTATACCAGCTGGATTTCTTAGATGTAGGGGTCAAATATTACAAGCTGATCAATTTCCAGCATTAGCTGAACTTTTGGGTGTAGGTGCTTCTTCTACATATAAAAGAGAAGGAGCAGTATTACAAGAAAGAAGTGAAAATGGCACTGGAGGAACTTTTCAGTTACCAGACTTAGGAAGTAAATTTATAACTACTTCTTCTAATCCAGGATCTTATCTAAATGATACTACTATCGATAGATCTACTAATACATCAGTTTCTAGAGCTGGTATTGCAGTCACCATAACTGCTGGACAAGAAGAAATTGAATTTCCATATGATGGATCTTTTAGAGCTCCAGCAGTAACATTATCATTTACTGGAAATTGGAGACCTGTATCTCCTCCTCCAGAAACCTCACCAACTTCATTATCAATTGCTAACTTTGTAGCCCATGCTCATGTTGGCAGTTTCGCCATTGGTGCTAGGGTTAATACTAATGGTCGTGGTTATAGAGCTGGTAGTGATCGATGGGCTGGTCCTAGTGGATTTAATATTTGCTTTCAGAGTGGTGGGGGAGCGTGTGGGGGATACAATACTGGCAATCCTCAACTGAGACATAGAAACCTATCATTCCAAGATGCTGGTGTTGATAGTGATCACTCACATGCTCTTGGTGCTCCTATAGTTAATGCAAGTGGACCATTTAGTACAATACCAGCGGTAAATATTGCAGCGCAAGGTATTACTACTACTGTAAGATTGAGAACTAGAGATGTATCAAAATTAGATAATGTAACACCAAAATTTATAATATGCGAATACCTAATTAAGTTTTAAAAATGGCAATAGTAATTAATTCACTAACTCCAACTAATCCATCTACTCAAGCTGGATCTTCTATAACTTTTGTGGTAGACGCTATCGAAACGGGTGGTGCTACTCTTTCTTATGAATGGCAATTTTCTCAAGATGGAAATACATACAGCACTGGTGGTCTAGTTAATAATACTAATGCTACTTATACTACTAGCAATTTAACTAGTAATCAAGATGGTCTTTACTTTAGAGTTGCTGTTAGTGATGGAGTTAGCACGGTATTTAGTAATGAATATCCTGGAATAGGTGATAGAATAATTTCGGTATTTCAAAATCCTAGTATTGTAGCTTTAGTTGATTCTACTAGAGATTTTTATCCCAATTCCTATACAGCTTCCGTTGGAGAAACAGTAAGTTTTACTGCTTCGGCTTCTCTTACTGATGCTGATATTTCAAATACTACTTTGGTTTCTAACATTGTTATACAATGGCAATATAGTATTGATGATGGATCTAATTGGATTGATATAACTTCTGGGGGAAATGTATCTATTTCTAATAATATAAGTGGATTTGGTACTACTCCAGAAACATATTATAAGTATTCTACTTTACAAATATCAAATATTACTTTTGATTATAATTTATATTTGTATAGGGCAAT